AATGCTCCCGATCTCGCGTTTCTTCTTGAGAAGCCTTGCTTGGCTGTACCTCGCAGGCCACAGGGGGATCCCCTTGGCGTTCAAAGCCTGGTATCGACGGAACAGGTACTCCTCATTCTTGCTCAGGTCCGCGTAGAGGTCCCCTTGGTGGAACGGCGTCCCCACAACGATGATCTGCCCACCCGGGACCACCATGTTCGAGATCGCGGTGTAGAAATACTCGATTTGTTTCTTGCGGACCACTTCGGAATACGCCGTCTCGTCATTCAGCGAGTCGTCGACCACGATCCAGTTAGGATGAGCGCCGCGGACCTTGGTACCGAAACCTCGAGCGTAGATCCGATGACCATTCCGGAGGCAGATAGCCGTGGAGGCCCACTTGCGCCCCTTCCCGATGGTCATGTCCGGCAACAGGTTTGCGAGCTTGGGATTCGATTCGATCTCGGCCTTGATGTCCCCCAAGATGCGGACCGCTTGATCCTGCGTCGCCGAGAAGATGTACCCGATCCCCCCGGGCATGTTTACGGCCTTCCAGATTGGGTAGGCAAAGTCCCAGAAGAACGTTTTCCCGTGGTCACGGGGAGCCAGGATGGAAATGCGCTCGTTCTTGGCGATCAGCTCATCCCATTCGCGATGGTGAGGTCCCACCAAGAAATGCCCGTTGTAGGGCTCCTCCCGAGGCCCGGTCAGGATCTCCTGAGCGAACACCGCACACGATAGCTCCATCGTCACCGTGAGCGTATCGACACTGCGAGGGTCCTTCAGAGAAACCGTACTCTGGACCACGGCGTCCAAAACCCCTTCGGTGGGATCGTACGCCCCTCGGTCCAGAAGCTTGCCCAGGGTTTCGATGTCGTCGGGATTGAATAGCTGGGGGTTCACGGTCCCCAAAATGCCGGGAGTCTAGGACGTTGTCCAGGGCTCGTTACTCGTACTCACTGGGATCGGCCCCCGCCGTCTTGGGATCCGCGCGTCGGTAACCATGTCGACCACCCACGCGCCACTGTGGTTCCGGAGTTGAATCCCGGCCGCAACAACAGGTTCGGATGCCTCGGGGGTAGACGTGGACTACAACGCCAAGCGACTCTGAATAGGTGCAGGAGTGCTCCGACGTGTCTCTCGGTACGCCGGCAACGCACTCTGCACTTGAGCCACGATCGGGCCGATCGGTTGGTTGTCCAGTGACCATGGGACTCTGACGACACGCATACCACTCGCCCAGGGATGATGGCCACCCTCAATTTGAACAAGAAGCCTCTCATACGCATCCCGAAGATCGGTCAGGTAAGCCTCAGTCACAGCGCCTTCGCCGTCTCGAGCCCGCACAGCAATCCTCTTGAGCGCCACTTGGGGGTGCACGTCCAGGTACAACAACACCGTAGGTTGCAGGTTCGGGATGCTCATGAACTCGGAATAGAGCGCTTCGTATGTCTCCCACTCCAACGTGTGCATGTTCCCCGCCTGGTAGTTGAGCCAAGCGAACACACGATCCCCGGGCATGCCTCGGTCCAGAATACAACCTTCAGTAGTGCCACAGCGGGCCTCGAGAGTAGCCAAGCGGTGTAAGTCCCACCTACGTTTCAGCATCTCGACTTGAAACGAGAAGGCCCACCGCTTGGGGTCTTTGTAGAACAGCTCGAGGTACCCGCCCTCGGCCACGGGTTCCTGGAACGCGCGGTAGCCCAGGGATTGCCGTAGCTGTTCGGTCATCCGACTCTTACCCGACCCGATGAGTCCCTCAATCCAGATAATCGGTTTTGCCATGGTCATCCCCCAAACGGCAAAACGCCGTCCCGCACAGTAGGTACCTGCGTAGCCAAAATCCGGCTTCTGAGGTCAGTGTACGCCGCGTCACTCAGTCGGCCAGTGCGTTTTAGCGCCTGGAGCACGCCCAGAGATTCGCCACGTTTGATCATCCAACGGATGTACGCCTTTCGTTGATCCGTCACCGTGATTGCCAGGTCGCAGGCATAGCGAATTGTCTCCGTTTGCTCGGTCAATTCGATGACCCAGTGTTTCGCTTGTTCTTCCGTTTCGATTGGGGGTCCCAGTAGGATCTCGGAACTCAAGACACACCTCCACGAGCGGGGCCCCGTAGGGCCCCATCTCAGGACTTGGGTTAGCGGACTTGGGGAACGATTGGGGGCAACGTACCGGCTGGAGCCGAGGGAACCATGGGCACCGGGGGCATCTCCTCCCCGACCTTGGTGTACTTCCCGCGCTCGTCGACCCCGAACACTGCCACCGGCTTCTCGACGACAGGTGCTGGGATAGACCCCAGCTCCACGCCGTGTTGATTCCAGCCATCCCGCTTCCGACGAGCGAACAGTTCGCCCTTGCTGCCGGGGCACATAGTCTCAACCATTCGGTAGAACTCGTCGGGCTTCTCGCTGTGCTCATTTACCGCTGCGTTGAGCACCGTGGACGGCACCGGAGGGCACACCACGGGCCGCCCCTTGGTTGCTAGGATGCAATGCTCTGTCTGCCCGCGTAGCCAGTCACCCGTGCCCATCTTGTTTTTGACCCAGGTCAAAATGCTCTTGGGGTTGTAGCCCCAAGCCTGCAAGACTCGACTGGCCTCGCCCGTGGCCAGGTGCGCGTTTGTCGTCCACAGCCACAGGATGCAGTTGTCCGACTCAGGAAGCTTGATCGCCTTGATCTGATCTTCGGTCATGGTCGGGTAGGGTGTCCGGCCTCGCTGTGTCGGGTCATCCTCCCGGGTCTTGTTGAACGTCCACGGGGGATCTACCACGAGCACTTCGAACCGGCCCACCACCGGAGGGGCCAACTTGATGGCTTTCACCTGTTCGGCCAGGGTTGCCTTACGTTCGGCATCCCTGACGTTCTTGGCGTCACCCTTTTCGATGGCCTTCCACAACTTCTCTTGCTTTGACGGAGTGTGCTTGGCCAATGCGGCAGCCTGGCCCACGGGCAACTTGCCCTGGGATACCGCTTGCTGGACCGCCTGGATGCCCGTACGGCGGACTTTGGTGGCGTAGGCAACCATCCGGGGAGATACCCCACCCACCGCGTTAGCCGCATCCTCGGCCGCTCGATGAGGATGGGTAGGGCTTGTGTGCACCGGTGCACACAAGCCCTCGGCTTGGGACTTCCCTTTGGCTTTGACTTTGGTGGCTTCCCCTCCCGCCTTTCGACCTTCCTCGGCTCGCAACTTGGCGTCGTTCGAGAACAGCTCGACGAGCTTCGAGGCAACCCACGCCTTTTGGTTCTCGTCCAGGTGACGCCGCTTCAGGTTCAGGCTCACCACGTCCCGGGCCAAGGTCACATCGTCATCCCACTTGGAATGGACGTACGACCCTTCGAGGCTCAGTTCCTTGAGCGCTTTGTATCGGTGACGCCCGTCCACGATCCGACCGTCCTTGCTCAACAAGATCGGTTGCTGCAATCCGCGCAAACGGATGTCTTCCTTCAGCTCGTGGTAGGACATCTCGGACATCTCAGGAAACAGAGACGCCACAGGATGGATCTTCAGATTCGTTGTCGGCTTCTTAGTCATGTCGCTCTCCTCAGTCCCCATTCAATTGCCAGGTCATCGACCTGAGCGTAAAGGTCGGCCAAAGTACCCCCGTTTGTCAGCACGTGATCCCAGCCAGTCCAGTTGGCCAAAGATGTCTCGCTGGCATGCTGGGCCGTCGCAATAGCTGGAGCATCCGGCCGCACGATGCACACGAGCGTCCCGCCCCAGCTTCTCACCGCTTGAACCTCGTTCATGAAACGGCAGTCCGAGATCACATAGTCCCGTCCTGGATTCATCTCGATGTTTCGCTGCAAGGCTTTGACCCAGACATCGTCCCTGTAGCCATTGCGGAGACATTCGGTCCCCACCTTTTGCAGGATGTTCCTCGGAGTATCCTGCCAGAAGGGGTCCACCACTTCCTTGTTGAACCCGTACAACTGCGAATGGTTCAGCCCGAAGATCGTACGACACGTTATCTTGAGCGCATCGGCAAACGCCACTTCGGTGAACCCGTACTTCGCCCGCAACCAGGACGCTACTTCTCCCTTGCCCACCCGGGCCTGGTACCCCAGTCCGATGATCATGGGACACCCCCGGGGATTAGGGTCTCGTCCACAAGGGTTCGAATAGCCGCACTACGGGTTGGGATCTTCCGATCCTTGCCGTACTTGTCGACCGCGTCCAACTGACGCTGCTCGAACCGCACTAGCACTGGAGAAGGCTTCTCGAGCGTTGGCTTCCGGCCGGCGCCTTCTCTTCGCCCGCCATGCGTCGCTCTCCTCTTTGCCATGGGGTCCCTTTACTCCTCGGGATATACGAAATCAAGCCCCCAGCCACGCAAATTGGAACAGACGCTTGCCATCTCTCCATCGGAACCCCGCTTCAGTCGGGTTGGGGGCGGTAACCTCGTACACATCCACCACAACGCCCCGTTTCAACCCCGCATTGGTCAGGGCCTCCACGATGTTGCGTCGCACGTACACCTCGGGTTCGAGGTCGTTAACCACGAGCACCGTCCACGTAGTTTCGTCTCGTCCCACAGGACCCACAGTCAGGTGGAGGTCCCCGTGGACCACATCCATGCCTTTCAGACGCCACTTCTCGGGCCCATTCCAGACAACGACTCGTCCCGCCTTCAGGAGATCCGCCGCCTCATTCATTGGGGGCACCATGGTCCATCATGTCCAAAGCCTTCCGGCATCCTTCGTTCGTAGGATTCTTGGCGATGGTCGCCATACCAAACATGGCGCAAACCATCGCTTCTCGCATGTTCCCCGCGGACACTGACCGGCAACGGATCTGCACCAAATCACAGGGGTGCTCTTCCAGGTACGATCGGTACCCCATCACGCCCAGGGTCCCGGTCAACACGACCAGCACAAGCGAACCAACCAACTTGGACGACATCGCTCTCCTCACTTTCTGTTCGGGGCAACATTGCCCGGCATCTTACGGCACCAGCAATTCTGATCGTCACACCCAACGCCCCGGGGATTCGATTGCGCCTCATAGCGGGCCATCATCCCAAAATCGCATTCCCGGACCACGTACTCCGAGGCTTCCCAATAGGACACGCCCCCGTGCCCTACGAAATGGACACCAGGGCTCGTCAGTTCCTCGAGCCACATCGGACCCCTACCCGCCACGATGTAGACCGCCCCTACCTTGAGGTCACTTCGGTTCATAGGTTCCCCCCGCCAATCTGGCCAAACTTTGCCAAGAGCGCCGCCACATTCTCCGATACCTGCAAACCCGGACGAGCAAAGTACCTCGGGTCAGACACAGAGTCGACGCCCCACGAGAATTGAACGAACAGTCGGTCAGTCGTGCAATGGTTCACGCCCTCAACGTGGAACCGACTCCGCGTTCCCGCTTCGATGGCCGTGATCTCCCAATCCTTGGTGGGTTGGTAGTGGTACGTGTGCTCCCCTTCGCGTTTCTCGTACTTCATCTTTGCACCCTCGTGAATCCAAGACGTTGAGCGATCCGCCATTCCCCTGCGTTGAGGTCTACCAGAACCGGCCGTCCCCGATGGTTCAACCGCAACGCGGGGCTTTGCCCGTCAGCCCGCATCGCTCGGGTCTTGTTGAACAGCGCCACAGCAACGAGCGGGGTCTTGATGGCGCTCACCACAACCTCGGGTTCCTCGTTGAAGAACGCTACCGCTTTCCTGAGGAGATCTACTGCTGATTCAGTCATTGTCGTCGTCCCTTTCTTGAATACCAGAATACAGAATCAAGGGGGACACGTCAACAACTATTTTCCAGATTATTGCGCGGGACGATCGTTCTGAGGTCGGAGGCTAGTTCAAACCGGGAACACGCACCATCGTCGATACCGAGCGCTCTTTCCGGATCAGCTTGGGTAGCTCGTTTGACTGGGCATGTTGCTGGATCGCCTGGAACGTAGGCAGACCGACCGCTTGGAACAGGTCATCGGGCACCCCGTCAACATCCACCGCGGCAACCGTTGCCGTCGCGGGTTCCGCTGGGGTTGCTTGCCCAGACTCGCTACCGGGTACCGGATTATCCGGGGTCACCGGCTTGGACGGCCCCATGGGCATCGGGATCTTCCCGAACCCCGCGTGAGCCGCTTCCAACGCCGTCAACCGCACGCTGATATCGTCCAGCTTGCTGGCCAACACCACGTACACACCCTGTTGTGTCTTCGAGGCCAGCGCCTTGTCGACCACAGAGTCAACCTTGTTCCAGATCGCTCCACCGATACCGCCCAGGGCCGCCAGAGTGAGCGCTACGCCCTTCCAGTCGGTCCTGGCCAGTAGCTTGAGACACCGGACCAACAGAGGGTCGGTAGGCTTCAGACGAAGCTCGGTCTCAGTCTTGCTCGGTGGGGTCATGTGGCGATGAGGCCCGCCGCTCGGAGCACCGCGAGGATCGAGGTCACGGCCGTCCGCGCTTCCGCGTCGGTCGTAGTCCCCCCGGTCGGGTTCGCAATGGCCACGGGTTGCGTGGTCGGGGGCGACGCGCCGAAGGCCGAAAGGCCATGGACTACACGTACCGAACCGTTGAACGTTTTGTTGCCCTCAGACACATCCGTGTTCACAAGGGCCTGCATTGCCGACAACTCTGTGAGACCGATTGTTGATTCCACGTGACCTACCTCCGTTAGTGGTAGATCCACGTTAGCCGAAGATGCCCAGGGTCTACAAGCCCAGCGTGTTGTTCGCCAGATACTCTTCCATCTTCGTCAGCAATTCCCGCACAGCTCCCGAGTCCCGAGGATCCACAAAGGGGAATGGCTTGTCAGGCTGTTCTTGACTTTCTTTGCCAATCCGAAACGAGCGCCGCTTGATACCGGTATCGAGGTCAGCGCACTGAAGCACCAGCACGATGCGACCCACTTGCCAGGTCTTCTCGGTACGCCACACCAACGGGGTCCTCGCTGGCCTCGTGTCGCTGTAGCTCGGTTCTCGTCGGTTGCTGTTGTCTCGGTCCCTGCGATTGAAATTCTGATCGTTATCCTCGTAACTCATGATCTCCTCTGGGTTGATGCGTTGGAAATAGCAACGCCGATGAAACGGCCAATAGCACAGGACGAACGAAACAACCAAGCACCCGACGCCCACCCCAATCCCAGGGACCAACCGTACAGAGCCACCGTTGCCAGGTCTTCCAGCGCAGGACTCGGGATCATGGTTTTGCCCCCTCACGCAAGGGATCGTGCCCCTGGCAATAGTAGGTTCCCGGAACCGCAGACACCCGGCAACGCCTACCCTTCACAGTCGTTCCGTTGCAACGATGGTCCGACGCCCGCAGCACCCGCTTGGGCACTTGCGCACCGTACAACTGCCTCAGGGCTACCAAGGCTGCCTGCCAAGGTCGGACACGTGCCTCAGTTTCCACGATCTGAAACGTCGCCAATGTCTGATTGTTCGGACCTTCAACTTCCACGCCAATCGTTCCAGATACCGGATCACACTGCACCTCTTTCAACCGTAAATAACCCACGCGCTTCCGCGTGGAGCCTGTTCCTGCCCACAGTTCCAGGTCCCAAACACCAACCACTTCAATCATTGGCCACCCGTAATCATCCGTTTGCCACCCGTGATCAGTCATTTGCCCCCCGAGAGTAACCGTTCATCTTCGTCAGTCCCACCACCAATACCGGAACCCAACGGGGGCTCACGTTGCCACGCGGGAGCACCCATCGTCTCGCGAGCTTTACGTATGCCGGCCCCTCCCGATGCCCGGCGCCACAGGGCCGTAGTCACAAGGGGCATCCATTCGGTATCCAGCCCCAACCTACCAGCCACGTCCACGATCGTCTCCTCGCAGACCACATTGACGTCCTGGATCCCCTGGCACCATGTTTCCTGGATCGTCACTACCTGTTTGCACAGGGCCGCATTCTCCCGGAGTAGTGACGTCGTCCAGAGACTCCAGCACAAAACCACGGCCAGCGCTCCAGAGATCGCAGGCCAAACCCACCGCATGGCTCGTTGTGTTCTCATTGGTACAGATTATCGGGTTGGCTTCAACTCAGGTACGTCAATCGCACTGGTCAGTTTAGCAGTCAGCTTTTCAAAGCAATCGGGGCACACGTAACGCACCCCCTTGTACCCCGGCGTGTTACGCCACAGCTCCAGGGCCAAGGGAACCACCAAGCCACACTCGGGGCACGGTATGGTCTGGAGCCTCACTCGGTTTCCCTATCGTCGGGATGGCAACCCTCGGAGACCTCACCCATTCCGTCAATCGGCGCGTCCAGCGATAGATCCTGGTCCGTCGCATAGTCATCTCCCCACCCAACGCCGGGATGGCACCCCAAGCAAATAGAAAACACCACGGGCCGTTCCTCCTCAGTAGCCTGTTCAGGCACCTCCGCCGCCACTTCCGGGCTCAAACAAATACCGTAGCCCGTCACGTCTTTCGGGGAGACCTCACACAGGCAGCAAGAACAAAACAATCCCCCCACAGGAGTCACACTCGAAAAACTCAAAAGGTTTTTCTTCTTCCTTGCCACAGTTTTCGCAGTCGCTCATTTGGACCTCACGCCCCGTCGCAGAGGGGTCACCCCCACCAACACGTCATCCATGCCCACCGGTTTGTCTACCCACGTAGGGGCCACCACCCCGTATTCCGCTTGCAGACGGTCCACGAGTGCCTTGTACTCCAGAGGGGTCAGGCTGGGCTTCACGTCGATGATCTTCACCCGATCCTGGTCACCTATACGGGTCAACAGAATCACCTTGCCGGCGTCCTTGAATCCCACGTCCAATGCCATGAGAGCGCTCATTTGCTTCCTGAGCGCCTGCACCTCTGCCACCGCCGCGTCCGCCCTCTGGATAGCTTTGTCGACCTGCAACACCGCGTCGGCGAGCTTCCCTACCAGGGAAACCGTTAGGGCCTCCACTTCCGGCCGCACAACGTCCCGGATGATGCCACTCGCCAATGTCTTCCAGAAGACCATAGTCATCTCCTTCATGCTTTGACCCGAGGGAACTGAAGCCCGCTCAGGACAACCCCGGCCATTTGCTCGGCCAGGCTCGCCTTCAACGCCTCCATAACGCCATGCCTTCCTTCCAGGATGGCCGATTCCCGTCCGATAGTCACCACCGCCTCCAGGTTCTTGCCATTGAGTATGAGCCCGATGCGATAGTGCACCGCCGCCTGGAAGGCATCCGAGACCTCGCTCTCCACCTGAAGCCACACCTTGAGGGTGTTCTGGCTCTGCCCTTCCACACCCGCATGGAAGCGCAGATCCAGTTCGTTGGCCACCTCTTCCTGGATGACCTCCCACAAAGCCGCGCCCTCGAGCTTCCGCCTATCGTCGGCGACGCGGTTTGAGAGGTCTCGCAGAAACAATGCACTCGGTTCCGTTGCCATGTTGTTCTCCTCTAC